ACAAAAGATTTTTTTTTAATATGAAAAATTTTTATTTTTTTTTCAACGATAGACAATAAATAATTTATTTTATTTTTTGTTTTTCAATTTTTTTATCTTATTAAATTAATTAAGACTTTTTAATATTTTTTATTATGGATAATATTGATAAGGATATTCAAAATATTAAAAATAAATTAAAATTTATACTAGATTATGATATTGAAGATGTTAATAAAATTATTTACGATAAAAAACAACGGAATAACGATCATTTTTAAAATCCTCTTTTATGCTATTATTAGAATGACGTAATTCAACACTATTAAATATTAATAATGATTTATTATTTTTCATTTCAAAAGCAATATTTAAATCTGGTAAACCTAATATACTTGATTTAAAATCAGGATTATCAGAAAAACAACATAATGCACTATATTTAAATTTATTACGTGCATCTTTATGAATGGCACTTCTCAAACCATTATTCAAAATAAGGTTATTATAATAACAATTAAAAAAACCATCTTTTAATTTTGGTAAATGTATATAATGATGCAATTCTTTTTCAATTTCTTTTATAATTGGTTTTATATATCTAGTATAATCAATTTTATGTTTATTAAAAAAAGTATTGTTAGGTTTAACAACACGGCTATTTATTGGATTACACCACTCAAACTTATTTTTTTCATCTTTTTTAATTCTTGAACCGCTTTTATTAAATCCTTTTACATCTTTTAAAGCTTTTTTATATTTATTTTGTAATTTATCAATATTAATTACCCCTGCTATATCGCCTCTATTTTGTGAAGTTGTTTTATGTTTTTTTAATAAATTGAAAAAATCTTCATCTAGTATAATATTTTTTTTATCTTCAAAAAAATTATTGATATATATTGCTTCGTTTCTTCCTTCTATTTGTATTATATAATTCTTATTACTATCTAAAATATTTGTTATGTCTACATATTCCGCATTTTTAAAATTATTATCTTTATATTCAACTTCAATTATTTCCATTAAACACATAATATAAAATTATTACTAGATATTATTTTTTAAGATGTTCCTCAATTCTATTTTTTGTTAGTTGGTATATATCTTTATCCATTTCTACACCTATAAATTTTCTTTTAGTATTATAACAAGCTACACCACAAGAACCAGAACCCATAGTAAAATCCATAATTAAATCTCCTTCATTTGAATATGTTTTTATTAAGTATTCTAAAAGCCCTATTGGTTTTTCTGTTCGGTGTATTGTTTTATGAGGATTATTATATTTTAAAATAGTTGTTTCGTTATCTATTATGCTTGTTGGATGTCTATCACCTTTATTATTGTTTGCTTTTGATTTGTATTCATTTTTATTATCTCTATAATATGAACTAGTTAAATCATTTCCTTTTGTTTTATAAGGTTTCCCTTCTGTTTTTTGAGGGTTATATGTTGTATCTATTTCAGACGCTATAAATGATTTTTTTAAATCATCATATTTAATATATCCTTCCATTTTATCAATTTTATATAATTTAATTAATTTTTTATATGTTTCTTCTGTTGGTAATGAAAAATTCCCTTTTGAATAACGAAAAAAATGGTCTGCATGTTTAATATTTTTTTTAATTTCTGCTTTTGTTTTACCTATATATTTCAAAACCTTTTTAGAATATTCAATAATATGACTATTTATTTCTTCAACATTTTTATCATCATTTGAAAAAACATATATATTTTCGTGATTTCTTAACTGTCTTTTATTAGCACTTAAAAAACCTACTTTACGTGATTTCTGCCAGATTAAATCATATTTAAACCATTTTTCATTACTCTTAATTAATTGATAACCGAATTTAGTAGTGCAGAAAAAACATAATATAGCACTAGGTTTCATAATTCTCTTAATATCAATCCACATCTGCTTTAAATCTATACACGTATCCCATTCACATGCAGTCTGTCCGTATGGTAAATCTAATATAAATAAGTCTATTGTTTTATCTTTTATATTTTTAAAAACATCAAAACAATTACCATTGTAAAGCTTAATACCTTTTTTATTAAAATCTAGTTTAACCATTTTATAAAATTATTACTAGATATTATTTTTATAAAAAATACCAAAAAAATAAAGTGTCCGAAATGGCGTTTACTTTCTTAATAAATAAATACCAAAATAGACACTTCCAAAAAAAGACAAAAAAAACCCTACGATCATTTTTGTTTTATTAATGATAAAAATATTGTGTTATCTGTTCCGATATCATCTGCTAACGTTCCATCTGGTTTTAAAATTCTTACTGATAATTCTGATAGTTCAATAGGTTCTCCTTTATGTTGATAGGCAATTGAGCCTGAATTATCCATTGTGCTTGTATAACTATCTGAAGAATAATATCTTGATATAATGGCTCCTATTTGACTATTAAATTTATCCGCTCCAAGTTTTGTCAAATTGGCTCCTCCTCTTATTTCAATTTGATAATATGGAGTGTTATTATCTCCGTCTGAGGATTGAAGAGGATTAATAGCATCAATCGAAATAAAATTTTGAACAACCGTCTCAATACCACCAAAACTTGACGTTGGTCTATCAAAAGCAACTCCTGCTGTTTCATCAATTTGTTTTTGAATTAAAGTATCAGTTGTTATTAAATCACCTGTTATTGTTTCACCATCTTTTAAATTTAAACTTGATATTCTAACATTTGAAGCAACTCCAATTGTTTTTACTTCTGGATTTTGTGGAATTACTGACATATTAGCAATTGAAAACCCTAATTTATCCTCCCATAATGAAGAAGGGGATAAACTATTAAAAGCAATTCCCCCCGTTTTATTGGCGAAAAATTGTTTTGGTGTGGTTCCAATAGCCTTTATTACTGTTAAGCCGTGTTCGTTGTAGAGGTGGGAATGTATGGAGGCGAATTTGAATCGATTATCTCCATCATCATAAATTATTCCGAACTGCGAACTACCAAGCCAAAAATTTTGACCTCCAATAAATTTGGCTAAATCTGATTTATCTGAAGCAACATAAAAAGGCTGTGCTCCTCCGTTAATAACTTTCATTTGATTTGTTGTTGTAAGAATTGGATTATCTGAATAAGTGGCACCTGTTATATATTGATTAGCCTCATCTTTTGTAAATGTGAAAGCTCTATTTATTGTATCTGCTAAATCACTTGGCATATAGTCCCCTGTTTCAATAGTTCTAGTTAACGTTATTATTTTTGGTTCAATTGCTGTGTTTCCATCCTGTGGAATTGGTGTCCCTATAGCCTCCTGAAAAATAACGCCTGTCTCTCTCATATTTTTGGCTTTTTCTGGGTCTGTATCAACTTGAAAAGTATTTACTCTAGCAATTAAAGGAAATTTAAATCCTCCTTCGTGAAATTCATTATTAAGGCTATTATCAATATCGAAGCTTACATCACTATTGAATTTAATTTTTTTAGTCTTTATCTGAAAATGTAATTTTACAACTGTTCCGACTTGATTTTCATATTGTAAATTGAATTTGGCTATTTTATTTTTACTGTCTTTAAATTTATCATAATTAACCGTAAATTTTAAATTGTTTATTGCTTCTGCTTCTGGTTGTCCCGGGTTGTGTTGGTGGGTTTCTCCTAAATAATATAATTTTCCCTCTGGTGTTGTGTGTCCGTCTAAATTTAATCTATGTGAATTATAACTATCACTTGTCAAAGGAAATCCCCAATCCATATAATAATAAATAAAATTTATTGTTATTGTTGCGTCTTCTGAATTAATACGAATTTTTCCAGAATTTTGAGCCACACTATCAACAAAACAAGATTTAATATTTAACATATCGCCATTTTCTATTTTTAAGGGAGTATTAATAGGACAAGAAAAATCACCCGCAATTACTGAACCATCGTCCCTAGTTTTATTATTTGTTTCTGCGTTAAGTTGTCTTAATTCAACTAAAACTTCGTCTTGAATAGGTTGAGCCATTTTATAAGTATTTAATATATAATACTATTTTAAAAAAAAAATCATAACTAAAAAAAAATAAATTAGTTATATCTTACCATATATTTATTTTTAGCCTTATCAACAATAAGGGCTTTTGATACTTCTGCATAAATATCCACATTTAATCCTTCGTTATATTTTTGAACTGGTAATTCATCTTTTACGAGGGTTCTTTGATAATTTAATTGTAAATCATTTATACGATTAGCAATAGTAAATCCAATATAATCAAAATTACCAACAAGAGCGTTTTGATTATTTCCTGCTGCAACAGGTCTTACTCCTCTTTGATGATTAACATTTATATTTTTTTGAACAATTCCTACCGATTGAAGATTATCAAAAGGAGCAATATTAACGTTTCCGAAAGTTTCACAAAGCATTCTCAATTTTGAAGCTGGATTTTTTCCCCCTAGTGAATTAGCAAAATGTTTTTTACCATTAATTGAAACGTTAACCTCTTCAAGGTGCTGAACTTTGCTTCCCATATCACCAACCCCAACAATTACGTTCGCATCAACATTTTTTGTTTTATCTGAATAATTTTTCATCATTACAACCCTTGAAACTAGTTTTCCATCAAAACCATTAATTTTTCGGTCAGTTGATTGAATGGCTACGTCAGCATCTCCAAGAGCATTGGCAACCACTTTTCCGTCTGGAATTTGTGTCAAATCGTGTTCTACACAATTCCAAACAACGTTTGAAAGGGCTTTTCTGTTGGCTTCTTGTAATTTATCGTCTGTGATTTCATCAGCAATTAAAAGAGGTTCAACTTTAACAGCATCTCCTGCTGTATTATCAATTATTAAATTTCTTCTGTCAGTTTCCCATTCAATCTCAACTTTTAAATTTGGCATTAATTCAGTATCAAGAACATTCAATTTATTTAAAATTGGTAGGCATTTTCTAAGGTCAAGGCTTCCAAGGGTTTTTTTTGAGCCCTGATTGTCTATTCTATTACTATCGTTTTTCATATTGGTTGAACGATTGGCTCCCTCTACGATTTGTCTTTGTTCGTTTACATCGTATCCAATTTCATTTTTAGAAAGTTTATTTAAATAATCCCTATTATAGGCATTTTCATTTAACAAATTAGTAAATGATAAATAACGATTAGCAAATCGCATTTCATCAATTACCTGTCTTCCATCCATAAGCCTGATATGTTTAATAGCACCATATACACCTGCTAGGGGGTGATAAAATTGAGGGGTTCCTTTTAAACCTAAGTTAACAATTCTCATATTTGAATAATACATTGTGTCAGGTTGTAATCTGAACTCGCATTTCGATTGTGAAAATGAAGTGTCATCTATAAGAGAACTTTGAAGACTACCAGAATAAAGAGCCATTATTTATTTATTTATATTTTTAGTATATATTTTTAAATAATATTTTATTTTTTCTTATTAACTTTAATTTTTAATTAAAAAAACTTTTAAAAAACTTTTTAAAAAAAAGTTAGCAAAAAACGATCGTATTGTAATTTTGGTTAAACTTTTTCTAAAAGTTTAATTACATTGATAATAACTGATGGAAATATAAAAATACTAGTCTTGGATTTGTGGCAATTGATGCGTCTGAAGATTTAATATTAAAGGTGAATTTTTGATTTGATAAATCAACATATTCCCCAAAATCTGTCCCTATGATAAAGGCTTTATTTCCTGCTAGTTTATTTCCTGAGGCTTGGTGGTGTCCTGAATTTTGGAGACTTTCAAGACCTTTGGCGATCATATCAGCCCTATCTGTTAAAGAATAGGTAATAAATTTTTGTTGTGAATTATTGAATAAATAATTAACTTCATCAATTTGCTTCATTACTTCACATCTAAAAGTATCTTTTGTTCTGTCATTGCTCTCGTGATTACTTTCCAACATAGAAACAGAAACAGCATTTACAGCTTTTGAAGGGACACGACTTGAAATAGTTGCATCAGTTGAATTGATTGAAGATTTAATTCCAACATAACTCTCCATAAAAAGCCTTTCGTTTGGATTTTCATCAGGAACTGAGGTATATCTCAAAACGAGATTTCTAAGATTATAAGAACCATCATTTGCCAAAGAACGACCAAATAAAGCGTGAATTGCTCTTGATAAATTACATTGAATGCGAATAGCACCCTTAGCACTAAAAGAATAATTTCCGCTCATTCTGTTAAAACATAACATAGGTTTAATTGAAAAACTGGCGTTTGTTTTTTGGGCTACGTGAGTTGGGTTATCATTATAACTTACTTGTTCTTCAATCATTGCCCCTGTTCCTTCTTCAACCGGATTTCTCATTTCACAAAGAAATTTTCCATTCAATAAATCCTCGCTATCTAATGAAGCACTACCAACCATATTTACGTATCGTGGATATTGTTGAAGCGTTTCCAATTGCCCTGCATTTAAACTTTCACAACTCCAACTTTCAAAAAAGGCGTGAGCACCTACAATATTTGATAATTTAATATTATTGGTTTGTGTTTTTCTTGTTGTTCCTGTACTGAAAATTTCAACTTCTGCTTCTACTGTGATTGAGTTTTTAACCAATGCCCGTCCATCGCTTACCAACTCCCAAGAGACTGTATCAAATTCATTGTAAACGTCTTTTGAATTTGAAGGTCTCACAAGATGATATCTGATATTATCCATTTTTAATAATTAGTTTTATAAATTACTATAACAAAAAAAATTTACAAAAAAAAATTAATTATTTGTATAAACTAACTTTTTTAAAAAGTTAACAAAAAATGATCGTAATATATTTTTGGTTTATTATATTTTTTTGAGAACGTGAGAGAAAATAATTTGTTGTCCTCCCATATTTCCACTTGCATTTAATTCAAGAGAAAGTTGAGTTTGTCTAGCACTCAAAGGAACTGGAACGGCTAGAATTCTGGTATCAATATTTGTATCATTAGCACTTTGAAGGGCACTTGATTTTATTGATTTTTCAGCCATATTTTTGACTTGTTTCCCCATATTAATAAATGTTTTATTTATGAGGTCATAATGTAAAGCACTTTTTACTTCTACATCTCTATTTGTTGTTGGTTTTCCATTTAATCCAATTCTATAAGATGTAATAGGCTCTTGAGATAAAATAGGATTATTAAACATAATTAAAGCATTCATACAATTTGAAGGGAGATAATATTGTTTATTAAGGCTTGTTGATTGTGGATAACTATCATTTTCTGCGTGGAATGATGAAAATTGAACTTCATCTGCTCCTTCTGAAATATCATTTCTTTTATAAAGAACTAATTCAACTTTATTAATATCTCTACTTGTTGAAGTTGGAGCGGTTTGATGAACGGTAATTGTTGATAATTGAGCACCATTTGCTAAGGCTGCGACAAGAACTGCGTCAAAATTAAGTTTAAGTTGTCCGGTTGCTTGATGTTCAATTGAAGTAATAACAAAAGGATTTCCTGCGAGGTCTGCTGCTGCGGCTCCAGCATTTTGAAGATTAACGTCCAAAGGCTGTCCTACATAAAAAGGGCTATCTTCTAAACTGTCGTATACTTCAGAAGTTGTTAAAAAGTCTACATCTTGGTCTGCACCTGTTCCATTGGTATAATCAGCCATTCCCCCGTAGGTATTACCACCTGCTGTTATTAGTTCCGACCAAGGAAAAGCGTCGGTTATTGTTTGTGTAGTTGCTAGTTTATCAAAGTTCATTTCCATATGCAATCTAGTTCTCCCCATTTTTGCGGTGTCGTAATCATCAATAATACCTGCTCCCAAAATTTCAGTCATTGGAATTTTTATATCAACGTCTTTATTTCTTGAAAGAACAGAGCCTTCATTATATAACTCTTGAAAACCCAATTTTGAAAAATGAGAAGTAGTTAAAACATTTTTCATATTTCCGAGGTCTTTTTCATAATAGCCTTTATCTTGTTCATAAAGTCCAAGTCCAGCCCTTAAAACGTCATTATGACGAATACTTTCAACAACTCCCGCTTTTTCATTTCTTAATTGAACGTGTTTTACAATAACACCGTTTGAGGCTGGAACTACATCGTTATTATCTGCTCTTCCTTCTTGAAAACTCAAGCCCACTGGATAAACGGCGTCAGGTTTACCTGTAAGAGTTCCAATACATGAAACGTTAACGTTAACGTAAGATTTTGAAAAGTCATAAATTCCGCCGTCAATATCAATGTCTACAAGGTTTTTATCATCACTGAAGGAACCTTGATTTGATGAGATTTTAACAATATTTTCCATTTTTAATTAATTAAGTATATAGTATATATTACATAAATAAAAAAAAGTTAGTAAAAAAAACTATTTATTAAAAAAATTTATTCTTTGTTGTGGTGTCCATTTTGGTATTTATTATTTAAGAAAGTAAAAGCCATTTTGGACACTTTATATTTTTAGATATGTCAATTGAGTTGTTAATGCGTGTCCCATTTGAGAGGCTATTTTTAATTTTCTTTTTTCTTCTTCATAATCTAAATTTTCACTAACAAATATTTTTCGTATCATATTACAACTTATTTTCTTATCTAATACTTCTTTAATTAAATTTGATAATGTTTTTCCAATAGAATTGGCTGACATAGGTTCACCCCTTACGTTGTTAAGAAGAAAGGGTTTTTTATTGAACTTTAAGTATTTATTTAATATGGTATTTATTTTTGAAGGAACTTTTATTTCTCGTTGTCCGTATTTTTTATTTGTTTTATAAACACCAATTATAAAATACTTTATATTTCTAGATATATTTAATAAATAATTTTTTTTTGGTTCTATTTCTTCCCTAGATGTAATTATTCTCATATTTGCGTAATCTTCTAACCTTCTTGGAGGTTGTTCTATATATAAAGATAAAATAACTAGTGATTGTAAGTTTTTTAATTCCTTATTGGTAATTGATGTTTCTTTTTCAATCCCTTTATTCATTCTTTCAAATTTTTTTAATACTCCTTTCAATTCAAGAATTGTCGCCCAATTTGTTTTTTCCTTTTCTGTTTTTTGATGTGTATCAGAAAAAGTTTTTAATTCTTTAAAAATCTCGTCAAACATAAATTGATACTCTGCGATCGTTTTTTCATATTTTGGATTATCATCCAATACACACAATATAGAATTTAAATAATTCTTTTTTGTTGGTAATGTGAAGGGGTCTAATTTTTTAAATATTAATTCTGTATTATTCAAAAATTTAAGTGTTGTTATTGGCTTTCTATCGTTAAGCCTTTTAACATTATCAAAATACATTTTCAATGTGTTTTCATTATACTTATTTTTGTTTTTTAGTTTATCAAATAGTTTTTTTTCCATATCAAAAATATCTTAATATTATATCTAGTAAATATTTTTTTATGATTGCCAAAAAAAATCAATTAGTTAATTTATGTTATTTATCCTTTAAATTAGAAAATTGTTTTTATGATGATTATCAACCTTATAAATATTGGGCTAGGAAAATTAAATTCATAACAAATATTTTTCAAGAAAATATAATAAGATTAATTTTTAGACAATTATTGAAAGATGGAAGATTTCAAAAAAAAAAAACAATTTAGAAAAGTATTTTATTTATTTAATCCTACAAAAAGAGAATATTTTGAAAAATATAAAAATTATGATGGTATAATTTGTTTTGATTAAGTAGGAAGAACTCCTAATTGAGACACAAAATTGCTGTGTTGTTCTTGTGTTGGTGGTTGGATAAATTTCTTGTGATGGTCTTTACTAAATAACGACGCCACCAAAGAGCCGATTCCCAAAGTTGCAGATATGGCTAATCCTAATGGATTCTCATCATCGACAACGCTTTCTTCTGCTAATGTTGCTAGTTTTTTTGCTGTGTTTTTTTCAACTACTTCTTCACCTTCTTTTAATGCTACTTTATCAACTTCATCGTCAACGGCTTTTACACCACTTTTAACGCTGTTTTCAACTGGTTCTTGTTCTTCTTCTTGATATTGTGCGGGGCTAAATGCTGGATTTTCAACCTCAAAAGATTTGGGGGCTTTGGCTTTTCCTGTAATATCTGCGAGAACCCTTTCAGCTGGTTTTAATGTTTGTAATGGTATTCTATCAATTGCACTAGTTGCGACATCTTCTTGAGCCAATGAAGGAGAACCTGCGAATTCTTCAAATTGACTTACCTTGGGTGCGATTTGTTCTTGTTTTCCTTCAAATTGTGCTTTTAAAATATCACTTACTGTAACTGATTTATTTAAAGGTGGTAATTTAATACGTGCTGCCACACTTGAAACTTCAAAAGGGTTTACTTCTGTATATGTAGCATTTTTTAAAGTAGATGTCAAACCCTTTGGAATATAACTTTCAATTTGTTCTGCTAAATCTGATTTTGCCACGTTTCCAGTATCTGTTCCAAGTCCTTTGACTGTATCTTCAACTGTTGAAGTTAATTTTTTAACTCCTCCTTTTGTAATATCTGATATAGCTCCTCCTACATCTCCATCTTTTAATTTAGCGACAATCCCTTCAATATCTTTATCTTCAACACCTAATTTTTTTAATACATTATTAATTTTTGGTGTTTTAAAAGCCTTTTCTAATCCCTTCAATCCTGCATGTGTTGAAAGAGTTGAGCCTATGCCCTCTCCTGTTTCTTTTAAAAATCGTTTTACATCATCAACTTTATCGTCTAAAACATCGGCGGGAGGTGGTGCTGTTTCTGTGAGTGAAGCCAACTGTTGAGCGGTATTTGAAAAATTAGATAAATCCATTTAATAAAATTAAAATATTATTTATATAATATATTCAATATAAAATTATTAAGATGTTTGAAAAAGATAAAAGATATTTAAAAGAAACTTTTATTTATAAAGATGATGTATTCAGCAAAGAATACGCTATGTTAAATCTTTATTATACGTGTAAGTATATTTTATATAATACATTCTCTATATTGTGGAGATGGTTTTAATATCTTTTTAAAAAACGATCGGATTATAAATTAAAACGTTTTTTATAACTAGCAATATTTTTTTTAATATCTACACTATCACCCCAGAGGATATAATAAGATAAATATCCTGCTCTCATCGGGTCATTAGTTTTTAAATCTTTTTTATGTCTTTTCCTATATCTTTCTCTTCTTTCTTTATCTTGGTGAATAGTGTAATCACTCATACCAGCCGAACCAAAATAAACGGTTTTTTCTCTTCCATTATCTTTTTTAAAAATGGCTTTCCATTTCTTCTTAGGTTTATCACTTTTCATAACTTTAATTAATTTACTCATACTAGAGGATTTATATTTAAATTATTAGATTTTAATTTTTCCCTTCCTTCCTTTAATTTTTCCATAAGCAATTTATGATGCTTTTTTGTATTTTTATGATTACCATTTTTTAAATGAAATCTAGCAATAACACAACCACAAACACAAGTTATTTTTGAATTATTGAGTTTTAAAACTTTCTCTCTATTGTCTTTATACCATTTTTTCGAAATATTATTCATCTTTTCCTTATTCTTTCTTACGTATTCGTTCCTGTATTTCTTTGATTTATCGGGGTTTTTGGCTCTCCAAGTATGATTATGAAAAACTATTCTATCTCTATTTTCTCTCTTCCATTCCTTTTGACTTCTATTAGGAACATTAATATTGTAAGTTGTATTATATAATTTAATAAATAGTTTTTCAACTTCTCTATATTCACTACTAGTTCTCCAATCTGTAATTATTGCTAATGGCTTCATTATCCAATTCTCCCAACCCCCTGTAAATCGTATATATTCATAAAACGGCTTTTTAGATATTTCTGAACTTCTTCTATGACAACACAACCTCGCATCATAATTTAAGGTTGAACCAACATAAGAGCCTTTTTTACTTTCATCTTTACATTTTATTAAATAAATGATCGCTGGGCGTTTTGTATTAGTCATTTTTAAATAATTATAATTTACTATATATAATATACTCTAAGAAAAAAATCCGTCCAATAAAAACGAATTAATTAAAAAAAGTCTAAATGAAAACATTTATTAATAAAAGTTTTCAAAATGTCCAAAATGACATTTACTTACTTAGAAATAAAATGCCAAAATGGACACTTCCAAAAAAGACAACAACAACTCACCACCGTTTATGGAGTTTTTAATTTATTTTTAAGTTCATTAATCATAATATTATTTACTTCTTTAAAGTGATATTTATCATCTTCTTTTTTAATATAAAATTCATTAGAGGTATCAGAACAAGTCCTCAAACGTTTTTTTTGATTTTCTTTTGGAACTTCTTGTTCTTCTTCTTCTTCTTTTTCCTCTTCTTCTTCTTTGATTTTTAATTCTTCCTTAATTAAGTTTATAATTTTATCTCTACCAAAAAGGCGTATTGAGTTTTTAATAATATAACATTCATTACAAATATATTGAGTTAAACACCATTGAGAGCAAATTTTACAATCAAACATAATAAACTTATAACTTTTTATTTTAAAAGTTAGTAAAAATATATAATCTAAGTATATATTAATTTTGAATATAATGTTTTCTAATATCAGAAAAATGGAGAAGGAATTAATTCCTAAACCAGAACCAAAACCAAGGAAGAAAAAACAAAACGAAATTTTTGAAATACCAAAAAAATATACAAAAGGATTAACCAAAACACAAGCCAAGAAAAAAACACAAAATATTAAGGAAACTAAACAATTATTAAAACAAGGTAAAAAGAAAGAAGCACAAGAACTAGCCAAAAAAAGACCAACAACAAAAGAAACAAAAGAGAGCAGTTTTACAACTAGATTTAAAAAGAAGTTTCCAAATGTTAAACCAAAAACAAAACTATTTTCTGAAAAAACGGGAATTCCTTTAAGCGTTCAAAAAGAAATTATTAAAAGAGGAGAAGGGGCTTGGCTCTCTACAGGCTCAAGAGCTAGTGTAAGTAGCCCGACACAGTGGGGAATTGCAAGGCTCTACGCTTTTTATTTCAAGGCTATTAGTGGAAAATTAGATTTTGATAAAGACCTATTAAAAAATGTTAGTCTTAAAAAATAATTTAAGTTTAATTCTCAAAAAAAAAATATATACTTAATATATAGTTAAATTAAAAATGGTAAAAAACGTTTACAAATTCAAAGCAGTTATAAAGGATGATAACGACAATGAAACAACAAAATATTTTAAAAACACAAAAGAAATAACTCAACAATTAAATATCCCTAGAAGTTCAATATTTTGTATGATAAACCCAGATAAGAGAAATATTGAAAAATACCGACATATTAAGATTGAGAGATGCAGTGAACCCGTATTTATTACGGTTCCTAGGATTTTATAATTTTTGTTTATTTTTTATAAAAAAAAATGTTTACTTTATATATAAATTTGTATAAAATTGTAAAATGCCACAAGAACAAGAATTGATTTTTGAAATGGAAGAAGAAGTTGAAGAACCTAAACCAAAAACAAAGCCAAAAAAACCACGTAAGCCCCTATCAGAGGAGAGAAAACAACAATTGAGAGACCAGTTAAAGAGGGCGAGACTTAGGAGCCAAGAAACAAGAGCAAAAGGAAAAAAGGTTAAAGAACTTGAAAAGGAAACCAAGAAAAAGAAAAAAGAAATTGAAATGCTTAAAGCAATGACAAATAATGAAGAAACAAAACAAACTCTTGAAGAACAAATTGAAGAATTGAAAAAAAAATTAAATGCCAAAAATAAAAAAGAGGAAGTTGAAGAAGTTTCTGAAGAAGAAGAGGAACCAACCGTTATAAGAAGAGTAAGAAAGAAAAAACAAGTTATAAAACCAAAGAAACCAAAAAAGAAAGTAATCATTGAAGAGATTGAAGAAGAAAGCGAAGAAGAAAGCGAAGAGGAAGTTATTGTAAAAAGAGTTGTAAAGAAAAAAGCAAAATCAAAACCAAAAGAAGAACCACCAGCACCAACACCAGCACCAGCACCAGCACCAGCACCAGCAGAACCTATTCAACCTCAAATAACCTTACCACCTCAACCACAAAAAATAAGGAAATCATATTTACCATTTAATATAACTTTCTAAGTTTAATAAAAATTATTTTTTGTTAACTTTTTTTTAAAAAGTTGTATAAGTATATATCTATTTTGATTTATAAAATGCCTTATCATTACAAACCTAAATCCAATAAGGAAAAAGCAAAACAAAAAGCAAAAAAAGAAAACCCTAAACCAAAAATTAAACCTCTTAATAAACCTAGAAAAGAATTAAGTAAACTTCAAAAGGACTTTATGAAAGAACATAAAAAGAAACATAGTAAAGAACACAATAAAGAAATGATTAAATTAATGAAAAAGGGGTTTTGTATGGAACAAAGCCACAAAATAGCAATGAAAACGATCGGAAAATAATTTTTGTTAACTTTTTTTTAAAAAGTTATTTTTTTAAAAAGTTATTAACTTAATTGAAAGGTTATATTCAATTCTTCTTCGTCCTCTTCTTCATCATCTTTTTTAATACATAAAATTTTTTCTTCAAATATCTCAGATTGATGAGAACGCAAATATTCAATATTTTCAATTAGTGTATTATTCAATACTGGTTCTTTTGAAATTAAATTGTCAATTAATCTAATAAAACCGTAAGTTGTTAAAAACTCTTTTTTAAAAAATATTAATTCTTCATTCAAATTTTTTTTTTGAATTTCTAGTTCTTCATATTGTTTTTTTAAATCATTACAAAGAGTTAAATATTCGTTTTCATTTGACATTTTTTTTAATATTAAAATAGTTATATATAATAATATATATATAATGCCGAATAAATTGAAATTACTAAAAGTAAAAGATAAGACAGATAAACACACTAAAAAATTTGATTTATTATTTGACCTGAGTTTTAGAATGCTTATTTCTGGAAATTCTGGGAGCGGTAAAACAAATTATGCAGTCAATATGTTGCTTAATAAAAACTACCCTTATTCTTCTATTTTTTCAGGAGAAGATATTATAATAATATCGCCGACCCCTTATTCAGATTTTAAATTGAATTTAATTATTGAAGAAAAAGAAATTCCAGAAGAAAATATTTTTGATGAATTAGATGACGATATATTAAATGATTTATACGAAAATTTAATTGAAGAGTATAAAGAAGCAATAAGAGAAAAAGAAGAACCTAAACACAAATTGATTTTAATAGATGATTTCGGCTTTTCTGGTGGTATGAGTAATAAACGATTTAATACAGTATCAAAAATATTTTGTAATGGTAGAAAGTTTTTAATTTCAAGTATGGTTTTATTACAGAAGTATACACAAGCAACTTCAAATATACGTTCAAATTGTTCTTGTATGGTTATTTTTAATACTTCAAATAGTGAATTGGAACAGATTGAGAAAGAAAATAATTATTTAAAAACTAAAAAAGATTTTGTTAATATGTTTAGAGATAACTTAAAAGAAAAACACGATTGTTTAATAATTAATTATTCTAATGACTTTAAAAATTTATACCTAGATAAGAATTTTGAGAAATTAATAAATAACTAAAAAAATAAATATGTTTTTTAATTTTATAATAATAGTTTTTTATTTTTCAATATGTCAAGAATCTATAACGCTTTAGACAGTGCGGCAGCTCATCAACCCACATATCAAACATCAATTTTAACACAACAAAACGAAAAAATTGATACTTCAAATACTACATTATCAGGAATTAAATCAAATCAAGAGGGAACAATTGGAAGCATTAATAATGCTGATATTGGTTCAGGTGGTAATTTCAGAAGAAGTGCTGTATATGCTTATGATAGTATAAACGACCAAGCAAGAAGCCTTCGATGTGATGCTAACGGGCGGCTAGAATGTAGTATTGATGCTCTCGAAGTTTCAGCTGATACTATTAATTTAAATACTGATAATCTTGAAACATTAACAACAGCAACAAATACAAAACTTGATAATATTTATACTGATACAACAGGAATTTCATTGAAGGTATCAGGATTACAAAATTCACAAAGTCAAAATGGACTCGGAGGAGGTGATGCTAATGGAGTTATGATAAATGATATAAGAAGCAATACAAGTTTGACAAATTCAACCCTAGCTTCTATATCAAGTAATACAGGTAATATTGAAACTTCTAGTTCTGATACTTCAACAAATACAGAAAATATTAATACCAAACTTTCAGGAGGATTACCTTCTTCTTTATCAAACGACCAATTGAAAGTAGAAGATGCGGGAACTCAAATGGGAATAGGTCTATTGAGTTCTGGACAAGGAACAACTAATAGTCTATTAACAAGTCTTGATAACAAAGCAACAACAAGGGACGGACATCTTAATAATATTGTTAATCAAACTTCAGGACTAGCAACAGAAAGCACTCTAGGTGATATAGATACTAAATTAATTTTACCTTCAGCCCTATCAACAGCAGGAAATTTGAAAGTTTCTATTGAAGAAAGCAGTGCAGGAGGAGATGCTAGTTTATCAGAACAACAAACGCAAACAACTAAATTAACCAGTATTGATAATAAAATAACAAGTGGAGCAGACTTAAGTTTATCATCAGCACAACAAACTCTAGTTTATGGGGTCGATGCTTTCAATATTAGTCAATTAGAACCGATCCGAATATCATCAGATAAAGTAATGGCTGAAACTTTTATAGCTAGTGTAGCAAGTGGCATTACAAATGAATTACCTATTTCTAATGCTAAAATTACTCAGGGTTATGACGCTCAAGTAGCAAGTGGCGGTGATGGTCTTCAACAGTGTCTCGCATATGGTCGTGATAATTCAGGTAATTTGGATGCTTTAAGAACTGATGCATCAGGACATTTAGAAATAACTGTTGATGATTTTGTAAAAGGTAATGCAACAGCATCGGCTTCTTTTCCAACTACTGATGCAAGAAATAAAGTAAGTGATACAATTTTTATGACTACTGAACTTATTGGTTCTAATTCATTTAGTAGTTCGGTTTTAGATACAGCGGGTGCATCCGCAGTTATGCTGTATGGGGAACAAACCGCTGGAACAACTGTATCAAGTTCTCAATTAAAA